CTTGAGCATCACGCGGTCGGGGCCGTGCTCTCTGAGATCGGCGGCGATCCGCTCGATCTGGGCGTGATGCTCCTCCGGCGACGGGAGAACCTGCGGTACGGGCGCTGCCTGCCCGGCGGTGCCGGTGATCACGTCGAAGATGCCCGGCCTGGTTGTGGCCACCTGGGTCTCTTCGGCCTCCTGCCAGATGTCCAGCAGTAGCCGCTCCTTCTGGCAGGTCTTGCAGATGCTCGGGCCGCCACAGCGCATGACCGTCCCGTCCAGACGCGGGACGACGTGGCCATGGCCTTCGTTGCCGAGCTGGGTGCGGACCTCCTTCAGACGGAGGGAGTGCGCTGCGGGGAAGTCGTCGAGGACGTCAGCGATGACGGCGCCGCCACGACCGATGGCGATCGGAGCACCGACCTGCAGGTAGTAGCGGACGTCGCGCACCGCAGCGAAGAGCTGCACGGCGGCGAAGAACTTCGGATTGACGTGTGCCAGGTACTGGCCGTGGGATTGAGCGGCCATTTCACTCCCCCACTGCCTTGGGCAGGCGGTCTGCTTCTGCGCCGTGGATTCGCTCATAGACTTCCTGGCGGTGCACGTCGAGGGTGCGCGGCGCCTTCACGCCGATGCGGATCTGGTTGCCCTGAATGCCGAGTACGGTGACTTCGATGTCGTCGCCGATGCGGATGGTTTCGCCTGGACGGCGGGTCAGAATGAGCATGGTTCCTTCTCCCTGGGATGGTGGTGCGCTTTATCCGGGCAAGCCAATCCCCTGCCGGGCTACTTGGCTTTCCGAAAATCTGTGGTAGGTGGTCACCGGACTGCGCTCAATCAGGAGCGCACGCCGCTGATCACGCGGCTATGAGTCCTGCCTCCTCGCTGCGGCGGGAGGTTTGGCGCAGCTCACTCTTGCGCTCCGGCGGGCGGCGGTCGCGGCGCATGGGGTCGTCATCGAGGATCGGGTGGATTGCTGCCATGCCGGCCAGCACCATCACGCAGACCGGGGCGAGAATTCCTTTCCTGAGCGCCTCGGCGACCAAGGCCGCACGCTTCGTTACCTTCAGCTTCGTGGTTGCTGCCAGCACGCGCTTGTCTACGGTTGCCGGTTGCATATCCAGATCCCGAGCCAGTTCCTTCGAGGTTCGACCAGCGGCGATACCCAGGACACACTGCAATTCCCTCAGGGAAAGCCCCTTGCCGAGGAAGCCGGTGAATCCGTGTGCAGTGATGGTTTCCATGTTCGTTCCATGTGGTCGTTGCTGATCCGTGAAGAAAATATAAGTCTATGGCTAATGCTCTGTAAATAGGCATTGCCTAATTATTTTGCTGAGGCCCTATGGTTGAAAATTCCAGGATCGGAAATTACTGTATGCATGTACAGCAAAAGGAGAGGCGTATGGCCAGGCAAAAACGAGCAAGTGAACAGGGTGCAACTGGGGCGAATGCCCTTGACCGCCTACGCCTGAGGGTTTCGGCAATGATCAATAGCCCGAAAGCGCAAGCCGAGTGTCGTGCGGCAATCTGGCGCCTAGATAGCGATACGGATCAGGCATGGCGCCAAGTGTTGGAAGAACTGGCGGAGACTGACGGCCTGGAGATGACCGAGAACGAGGACGGCACCGTCACGCTGCAGTGGGAGGTCTCGGCAGATGATCGCTCAGTTGGCGATGAGGCAGAGACGGAGCCGGATATGATCGTCCAGCGCCGACATGAGGAGCCGGCGCCATTTTAAGGTCACAAACAAAAAGCCCCGCTGATGCGGGGCTTTTCTTTGGGTGCGAGCTAGAGCTTCTTGAAGTTCCAGGCACCCAGCACCCTAGCCTGAAAGTACACATCTTCCATGCGGGCCTTCTGAGGCTCGAACGCCTTGTTGTCGGAGACGATCTGGAAGTGCTCGGCGTCGAGCAACTGGACGCGTTTGATGAAGAAGTGATTGAGCCAGGTGAAAGCGTAAACGCCCTCCTCGACAAACTCGGTCACGCCGATATCGACGATCAGCGGCGACTTATCCTCGATGGTGCCAAGCATGCTCTGGCCCCATCCGGTAATGATTTTGAGGTTGGTCGGAGATGTGTATTTCAGGCCAAGGTCGTCGAGTTGTACCTTGTCGACCACCAGGTTGCGAACGAACTCGCGATAGTCGGCGGGAACCTGCCCTCCTGCACCCATCGCCGCCCTGACGTCATATTGCGCGATGACTATGGTGTCTCCCTTCACCACTGTAGAACGGGAGAAATCTCCATGGATGACATTACTACTCCCTCCGGATGGAGGTGAGTCAGAGACTGCATTCGCGATCTTCTGTCGCGCTTCGGGAGGCAGGTTTTTCCCATGCTTCGCTAACATCCGCAGCACTGCATCAGCGGCTGTTTCTGGCTCAGGTTCTAGAGCTGGGTCTATAGCTGGATAGGACGCGAAAATGAGATCGCCATCATCGAGTCCCCAGTGCTCGGGACCGACCACGTCCGAAAAGAAGCGGATCACGTCGATCAGCTTTGACTTGTCGATTCGCCCGGTGGTTACCCATCCCTGAACGGAGGGCGCCGCAACACGGAAGACCTCTGCAAGGGCCTTCTTGGTGATGCCTTTTTTGACACGGGCGGCCTCAATGGCTTGGCCAAGATCTAATCCAGTAAGCATTGCCTAATATGGCCTTTACATAAGGTGATTAGGCAATGGCTTGTTATTGATTAGCCAATGCCTTATTTTGTCATGAGCTTTCATCGGAGAATCCTCATGACCCCCTCAGCGGCTGCACGTAAGGCAGCGGAGATCCTTGGCAGCAAGACGGAATTGGCCAAGCGCCTTTCGGTTAAGAAGCCAACCGTAAGTCAGTGGTGTTCTGGCGCTCGTCCTATTCCAGCAGCCAGGGCGATTGAGATTGAGCGCCTGACGGGTCGTGTTGTGAGCCGCTCTGATCTCTGCCCTTCGTTTCCTTGGGGTTGCGCTGGCAGCGGCGCCGATGACGTTGAAGAAATCCTAACCGCTGATCTCTCCGCGTTGCAGAGCTTCGATGATCCTGTTCAGGCATCCAGTATCGAGGCGCCCGCATGAACCCCTCTGTCTCGGCCGCCACCTTCAGGCCAGGCTGACTTTCTTCCGAGCAATAAAAAACCCGCCTGCCAGGGCGGGTCTTCTCCGGTAGCCGTGCCAGCGGCTGCCTAGGTACTTCATCGTCTGTAGGAGGACGAGAAAATGTCACAACCTAAAACTATCAAAGCGGCGCCAATGGCGCAACAGGATAAACCAGAGGCCAAGACAACCGGCTGTGGTTTCTGGGGTAGCCCACTCACAGGCCATACGATCCTTCAGGTAAACCCTGGGATTCCGTGCTCTGCCGTGATGGCCAATGCCACCACGCTTAACGATGGAATCTTCTGTCTTCTGAGGCGACTCGCGGACGAGGGCGAGGGCGAGGCAAACGGTATGGAACTGCAGGTTCTTGCCATGGCTGCTTCGACCGTTGGCGCTATGTTCTCCTCCTGCCAGCGCGCCTTTGAGCGCCAGGAAGGTGAAGCATGAGCCTCCCCAGGGTCGATCCCTGCATCCCCATGGGACACTTCCGCGTTTGTCCTGACACCTCTGTCGACGGCGCCTTGGATGAAGCGCTCCGCCTTATCGAAAGCATCCAGTACCTCTTCAGCGACCTGGACGGCGAGCCTCTGGAGCCTGGCGCTCACTACGGCATTGAGTTCTTGGCTCGCTCCGCTGCGGAGCTGGTGGATTCCGCCCGACGTGGCGTGGCTCGTCATGAAGGGGGGGCATCCGAATGAACCTCTGCCATGTGATCCGGAAGAAGGGCAAGCGTGATCCGGCTGAGGTGCTCAGCGCTGCCGACATCGACGAAATCAAGCACGACCTTGATACCGCCCGCGATGCCATCTGCAACATCTCGCTGGGCATTGCTGCCATCGGCACGCTGCTCGCCAGCAATGCCGTTGAGGGCGAAGTCGGCCAGGAAATGGCGGAACGGCTTGGGTGGCTGCTCGAAGAACTGGGTGGCGGCATCTACGGCCTGCTGAATTTCGAGACCTCCTGCGCTGAGCGCCTTCGCGCACAGGGAGGGCGCCAGGAATGAAGACTCGCACCGAAGTGCAAATTCTGGCGGATCAACTCCAGGACTACATCAGCGCCGTTGGCGACCTGGCTTCCGCTGTTCGCGAAGACCTGGCTTTCGAAGGTTCGCGGGACCTTGCTCCGCGTCTGGCCGGCGACCAGGTAGACGCCATCCACTTCTCGATCATCACCATCGCCAAGCTCGCCGGCGAAGACCTCGTCAGCCTGCTGACCAAGTTGGAGGTGCCGGCATGAAGAAGAACCTTCACCCCTGGTCCAACGTGCTCCTGTGCGCTGATGACTATTGGCATGGCATGACCCCAGAGCCGGCCCACATCGAGCGCGTCCAGTCTTCCGCCCGCGACCTTCAGTACACGATTACCAACGGCCTATCTGCACTGAACGCGCTGCTTCACAACCATGACGACACGCTGCGCGACGAGGAGGCGATGGATCTGCTGCGCCTTCTCGCCAGCCTGGGCGATGTCCTTCTTTCCCTCCGGATGTTCGAGGAGGGGACCGTAGAGATCGGCGAGCGTATTGCCAAGGGGAATCTGGAATGACCGACCTGACCATCACCGGCGGATCGGCCGCCACCATGACCAGCCTGGAGCTGGTCGACTTCATCAACTCCCACCGCAAGCAGCAGGCCGAGCAGGCTGGGCAGTCGTTCCCGTCGGACGAATTTCCCGAGCTGACCCACGCCAACTTGCTGGCGAAGGTCCCCAAAGTCCTCGGCGGGACATCTCATTCATTTGAATGCGATCTCCCCGACAACTACGGCAGGCCCCGCCGCGGCTACCGCTTCCCGAAGCGCGAGTCCTGCCTGATGGCCATGTCCTACAGCTACGACCTGCAGGCTGCGGTCTTCGATCACATGACTGCGCTGGAAGAGA